GTTTTGAAGTTTCATTTTTTGTCCTTTTTGGTATAATTGCTTAATTGATGTTTGAATTATACTAAATTTTTCTGAGTATGTCAAGATAAATTTAGTATTTTACTAATTATTTTTTAGTATTAGAGAAAGGGGATAAGATGGACGCTTTTGATGAGCAAATGCAAGAATTATATGATTATTACGGTGCTGCAAACGATAATCAGCTGTCTAAAAAACTTGCGTTAAGTAGCAATTCGGCAATAGCGGCTTGGAGAAAAGATAGAAAAATACCCACAAAATACTTATTAAAAATTAGTATGGAAAAAAATAATAGTCATCAAAATTCGGACGATGCCGATCTCTATTTCATCCGCAAAACGACCTCCGTTAAGGCAAGCGCGGGCGGCGGCAACGAGCTAGAGGGCGTGCGGAGCTACCAAACGGGCGAGCTGATGCCGATTGCCAAGGCGTTTTTTAAAGTCCCACCCGGCAAAAACCTGGGCAGCATGGAAGTAGAGGGCGAGAGCATGATGCCGATGCTAAGGAGCGGGGATTGGGTTATTTTTCGCGAGGACGGCGCATTTACCGGAGACGGGCTTTACGTGGTAAATTTTAGCGATCAGCTTATGGTAAAAATCCTGCAACTCACGCCGCGCGGCATGCTAAAAATCGTTTCGGTTAATCCGAATTTTCAAAGCTATGAGATCGATCTAAACGAAACCCAGGAGCATTTCAAAATCGTGGGTAAGGTAGTAAAGAGTATAGTTTAAAATTTACAAAGGAGCATTTTTGATACATAGTATAGTTACGAACGATATATTTTTGCTTATCACCGGTATATGCAGTATAGTAGGCTTTATCGTATCTATATTTATAGCTAAAAAAATAATAAATATAAACAATAACATAAATACGGATAACAGCATGAATATAAAAAATCAAAATATAAAGGCAGATAACGGCGGTAAGGCGGCGGGAAGAGATGTTAGATAGCAATCAAAATATAAGGGCAGATAACGACGGCAAGGCGGCGGGAAGAGATGTTAACGACAATTCCACAAACATATTATTCATAATGCCCGAATCAAAAGCAGCGTCGAGTATTCAAATCGTATTACTAAAAATATCCGAGTTTACGACCGACGTAAAATATGAAAAACCCGACACTAAAGAATATACTATAGAACACAAAATAGACCATAATAGCCTTTCAAAATATCGTAAGTATTTTGAAAGGCTATATGGAGAACTATAATATAGTTAGCGAAAAAATACGAATTATATCATCGACTGATTCAACGATCGAAAGTAAACTTATAAACTATATAAGAAATAAATACATCAATATTTCAAACGACAAAGCTACTTCAAATGAAATTTTAGATAAAATCGTGCAAGAGATAGAAAATGATCTTAAGGGGTCATGTAATTTAAACTTAGACGATATAGCTTACACTCATTATATAGTTTTTTATGTATTTGCTAGATGTAAGATATTTAAAAAGCCGCCTAAATAAGGTTTGAAAATGATAATAACCGAAAGATACCCGCAAGATAGCTTATACGTCCTAGGAGCGGAACTACTCAAAATTTTAAAAGATAAAAACTCAAAATATACTCTTTTTGAATTGTATAATATTTTTATAGAGACCCGCTCAATAGAACTAAAACAATTTATTTTAACGCTAGACTGGTTATTTTTGATAAATGCCGTAAATATTACAGGTGATGGATTTATATCAATATGTTTTTAGATGAATTAGTAATTACCGACAAATTCGGAGACACTATCAGAACTGTTAAATTTAAAAAAGGTTTAAACCTAATATTGGGCATTAGCGACAAAAAAGGAACTACCAACAACATAGGAAAAACAACCCTCATAAGATGTATAGATTTTTGTTTAGGGGGTAAAATAGATCAAATTTACATGGATAAAGAATTTAAAAATAAAAATATAAACGTTTATGATTTTTTACAAAAAAATCAACCATCTTTTCAACTTAAAATCAAAGACGACCTAGCAAGCGAATCAATAACACATACTATATCAAGAACTATATATTTTGATAATAATAAAATAAAATCAACTGACGCTATTATAGCACATGGTAATAATGTAGAATTTAAGGATTTTAATACCGAATTAAAAAAGATATTTTTCGATAGCACATCTCAAAAGCCTACTTTTAGGGAGCTTATAGCTAAATTTATACGAAAAGACGATCAACAAGTATCGAATGTTTTAAATTATGTAAGCCCATATACCTCAGCGGCTGTTTACGAAAAAATTCATTTATTTTTATTTGGATTTAGTTTTGATGGCATATTACAAAAGAAAAACGATATAGAAAAGAAACTGAAAAAAAATACAGATGTTTTAGATATGCTAAGATCTCAGTTTGATATAAAAGATCTGATTCAAATTTTAAATATCCTTAAAAAAGATTTAAGAGAACTAACGCAAAAAAGAGATGAATTTAAAATAGATGAAAAATACGAGTTAGAAGAAGAAGAACTCAAAGATATTCAAATACGTCTTATGTCTATAGAAAAAAATATATCCGACTTACAGCTAAAAAAAGCAATAAGCGAAACGCAACGCGACAATATACAAAAAGATTTTTTTACCCAAGACATAGGCTCATTAAAATTAATGTATGAAGAAGTTAAATTTTATACGGAAAATATGCATAAAAGTTTTGAGGAAGTCGTGGCTTTTCATAACAAGATGCTTAAGAATGAGCTAAATTACACTCTTAATAAGATAAAACAATATAATGCCGACTTAAGTAAACTAGCGCACAATAGACAAATAATCGTAAAAAAATACTCGGATATTCTTAAAAGACTGTCAAAAACCGGGTCATTAGCAGAATATACTAAACTAAATGAACAAATAGAAAAAATTTCGGAAAAAAGAGGGCGAACCGAACAACAAATAGAGGATATTCAAAAAAATCAAAAATTGTGTGATGATTTAAAGACAGAGCTGCAAAATATAGTAAATCAAATAGATCAAAAGTTGGTCTATTTTGACGAAAAGTTGGCTAAATTTAACTCCTTTTTTACGTCTTATTCAAAAAAATTATATGATCAAGAGTTCTTTTTATCATACAAACAAGATAATGATATTATTAAATTTTCTATAAAAGATATGAATGGCAATGAAGGCCCCGGGAAAAAACAAGCCATAATTTCAGCTTTTGATTTGGCATATATCAACTTTATTAATGCATTAAATTTGAAATTTCCTAAATTTTCTGCAATAGATAAAGTTGAAATAGTAGACGTTGATAAACTATCTCAATTATTTGATATATCCAATGAGATCAAAGGGCAGTTGATTATTCCTATAATATACGATAAAATAGAAAATATATATAAAAAATATGAAAAAGATAGCATTATAACTTTATCGGAATCTAATAAGTTTTTTAAATTTTAATCCCCAAACCCGTATCCGTTATCGCTCACAGCCTGCGCCACTGCTTGCGGGGTAGCTTGCAAGCCGTATAAATTTATGTCGATCTTTTTATTGTCGGTTATTTGATTTTGGCTCGTTTGCACCCTCATCTCGCGGCGATCCTGCGCGATTTTATCCACAGATCCAGCCGTAGTTTGCGGCGCTTCGTCATTAAACCAGCTAAAAGGATTATACCAGTTAGTTTCCTTGCCGTCGCCGATGCCTAATATATCCTTCGCGCCTTGCGTGGCAGATCCCGCAAAGTCCGTAACCGCTTTTATACTATCTGTTACAAAGGCAAATTTCTCCGCTAGCCAATCAAAAAAGCCTACAAAAAAGCCTTTTATTCCATCCACGACGGAGCTAAATTTCTGCAATATCCACTCGCCTATATTGCCGAAAAGATCGCGCCACCAATTAAGCTCCTCGCCAAAAGCCTCTATCCACTGCGTGCCTTTGATTTTGACGATGTCGATTATTAGACCGACGGCGGTTATGATGTTTGCTAGCGCCTCAAAAGGATACAAAAGCACGCTAAGCGCTGCGCCTAGAGTTTGGCCAAAGCTAGCGCCCGCCTCTTTTAACGCCCCTAGCTCGCCTTCGCTAGCTTTTGTAACGCCAAATAGTGATCCAAAAAGATCGACAACCGGAGCAAAGGCGGACTTTATCGCATCCCACGCCCCGCTAAAGCTATCTATGAGCGGCTTTAGTCCGGTCATTATACCATCAAAAAATCCGCTAAAAAAAGCCTTTAACTCATCCCAATATTTATAAGCCACAAAAGCGACGGCCGCGATCGCAGTCAAAGCAAGTCCGATAGGATTGCTCAAAAATGCCGCGCTAAGCGCTCTAAAAGCTATCCCTATATTTTTGAGAGCACCGACGAAAAGAGCGGATTTTGAGCTAGCCGCCGCGGTGCTAGCGCTCCAAAGAGTAGATGCTCTCGTAGCCGCATTTAGCCACATTGCTTTAAATCTCGCCGCGATACCGCAATCTTTTAGCGACGCACCCAGCTGCAAGCACTCAAACGGCAAAAGCTGCAATACCTTACGATAGTTTCCGAGCATTAGCGTAGCAATGCTTAACACGGCTTGTTTTGCGATAAGCGCAGTTCTGATGGCCGTTAAAGCAATAACTGCGCCGAATGCATATTTTATCAAATTTGGAAACGCACTCGCAAAACCCGAAAATGCGTAACTGATCTTTTTTATGCCGTCAAGGACTAAATTTAAAGCCGGTAAAAATATATTGCCGATATTTATCGCAATCTCGTTAAATGCACTTTTCATTAGCTGGATATTGTTTGCCGTCGTTTCGCTTCGCGACTTAAATTCTCTATCCATCGATCCGGCTTTTGCCTTATCCGCGCTTAACCTCATCGCCTTGTCGTAGTTCTCGATCGCACCCGTTACTAGCGAGAGATCATCGCCGAAGTTTTTACCGAATATCGCCGTCAAAACGCCCGTTTTACTCTCTTTTGGGATCTTTGAGAGCGTATATAAAAAGTCGGTTAAGGCTTTTTGAGGGTTTTTTATGATCGCTTGTTTTAGCTCTTTGCCGTCGATGCCGATTTGCTCAAATGCGGCCTTAACCGAGTCGCTCGCGTTGTCGGCATCGTTTAGCGTGGTTAGCATGGAGTTGATCGCGGTCGCAGCTACTTCGGGAGCTTTACCAAGGGCGATAAAGCTGCTCGCAAGTCCGCTCGCGGCGTCTGCGCTAAGCCCGAAATCCTTGGCATTACCAGCGATACGCCCTAGGGCATTTACTATTTTGTTTGCGGTGGCCGCGGAGTTGTTTGAGATATGATTTATCGTGTCGCCTAGCTCGCCCACGCGCTTAACATCCATGCCAAATATATTCATCATCGTGGCCATATTATCGCCCGCTTCTTTGGCGCTCATATCAAAGGCAACTCCCATCTTAGCCGCAGTAGTCGTGAAGTCTATCAAATTTTCTTTAGCGATGCCTAGCTGCCCGCCGCTTGCCGTGATTTGGGCTAGCTCATTGACGCTTAAAGGGATCTCGCGGCTCATCTTCATAATACCGTCCGCAAACTGCTTGACCTCATCCGCACCGCTAAAATCGACTACTTTTTTAACGTCGGCCATAGAACTCTCAAAATCGATCGCCGCGCTTATAGGCTTTGAGATAGCCATGATACTACCCACGGCGGCGATAGCTTGAGTTTTTAGCCCCTCTAGGTTTTTCTTGGCTTCTTCGATGTCTAAATTTAGCTTGTGCGTTACGGCTTTTTTGATGTTTTCTTTGAGATTTGCCATATCGGTGTGAAATTTCGCGCTTTGAAAAGGATTTGCCTTAAGATCGCTTAGGCCGTTTTTATAGGCTTGCATCGCGCCTGCAGTCACTTTACTTATCTGATCGCTTAGGCTCGTGGCTTGTTTATTGATCGACTTCATCGCCTTGTCGAAGTCGCTTAAGTCCATCCCAAAGGTTAGAGTTGCATTTTTCGCCATTTTCAGCCTTTTTTTATCTTTATATTATTAAAATTGAAATGCAAATTTATACAACGGAGGCGCTAAAATGAACGATCTATTTATCGGCGTCGTATTCTATTTTGCTTTTATATTTTTCGGGCTTCTTTTTCTTACTGTTTGCGCTTTTTGGTATATTTCTATCCCACTATTTTGTATTTATGTTTATTTTAAATATTTCAAAAAAGAGAAAAAATTTGAAGCTAGGGTTTTAGAGCCTTAAAACTCTTTTGCAAGCTTCAAGGCTATCTCATAATAATCCACGAACTCGTTAAATTCCAAGCTCATGATGTCTTTTAGGGTAAAGTGTAGGGAGTGCCCTATTAGAGCAATCCCCTCGGTTAGTTTTTTACGTCGATACCCATAAACGCGCTAACTCTTTTTGATAGCACGCTCCATTCATTCATCGGTAGGGAGTTTAAAAACTCTTTATCCATCTCGCCGTCGCTCATTTCGATTAGCATCAACTTTGCCTGCTCGATCTCGTCTTTTGTCTTGTTTTGGACGCTTTGGATGAGCGCTAGCGTCGGAGCTTTGAGCTCCACCGTCTGACCGTCGCTAAAGACAAATTCAGTTCTTGGTATTTCTATTTTTTTAAGTGCCATTTTTACTCCTTAAGATATGTTTTTCCTGATGGTCTCGTAAAGATCCTCGCCGTTTACGGCATAAATTTTGTTTTCTACGTCGTATGATAGCGTGGTCTTTTTTTCGACCTCGTATTTTACGACGAAGCAGCTCATCTCGATGCTCATATTAGCCTCTTTATTCATCTCAAATTTAGGCGCTTCGAGCACTTTGACGTTGCCCTCAAACGTCGCCACGATAGCCACGTGTTTACCCTCACTTCCGCTATGATTGGCTTTGATGTAGACTTTTTGCTTGGTCTTTGTGTTTAATAGCCCGAAATAAGTCTCGCTGACGTTATTAACGGTAAATTTTGCCGATAGAGGTTTGAGGGTCGGTAAAACCAGCTCGTATTTGCCGATCTCCGATGCGGCCTCTATCGTCTCGTGTTCAAATTTAGGCGGCTCAAAATCTACAAGCTCGCCAAAAAGCCCGATCCCGTCAATAAAGAAATTTCCGCCCGTTATTGCTTGCGCTTTCATCCTATAACTCCTCGATTAAAACTTGCGAATAGTCCGTGACCCGGTAAATTCTATTCGTGATATTTTTGATTAGCGGCATCTCCTGCACTCTGTGTTTGATGTAAATTTTGCCCTCACTGATCGTTTCGTTGGTATTTAAATCAAGCGGCACGGTCACTTCAAAACCTACGGCGACGTTGTTCGCCACCAAACGGCGATAAAATGCCTCAAGGCTATCGACTACGTTTTTGAGTACGTCGCGCATCCTCTTATCGATCGCGCGCTTTTGAGCCTGAAAAATCGTCTCGATCGCCGTGTAAAATATAACGTAGGTGTGCATGCTGGTAAAATCCTCGTCGCGCGTTTCGCCGCCCCATGCCCTGATACCGTCATCAACGTAAGCTACCGTGATACCCTCGCTTCTTAGCCTATCGGCTTCGCAGTCCACGCCTTGGATAAACTCGACGTTATCCACGATCGCGGTAATGCCCGGAATTACCCTATTTGAATACGTTTGCGAGAAGCCGTATTCCGTCTCGCTCATGACTTTGGCGTAAAGAGCGATCAAAAACATGCTAAGCGGGCGAATAACCTTATCTACTCTTTTGACTTTTTGAAACGTTATGATCGCCGTTTTCGTGGCTAGCGTTTGGACTGCGGCCTTTGCGGTTTGCTCGTTTGTAGCATCGACTTCGATGGCATAAACGGCTCTTAGATATTCGCCTAACTGCTTTAGTTTTTCATAGACGCCTGCGTCGTTATATTCAGGCGCAGCGATAAATTTAGGTTTTGCCATTACTACGTTTTCGGCTTTTTTGAGCGCGTCGATAGCGTTTAAGCAAGATGTTAAATTCTCCTGCTTTTTTGCGCTCGCGTCGCTATTTGTGCTTTGCTTAAACGAGCTTAATACTACTTGCGTATGAATTCCGCATGCCTTTAGGTCTTCAAGCGCGTTTTTAATCGTGCCGCCTTCTACCGCCTTAAGCGCATCTTCGACGGTGCTATAAACGTAAAGCCCTGCGACTAGCTTGCTATCGTCGCCGACTATTGCGATCGGGCGGCGATTGTTGATCTCGTATGGGTTTAGCGAGCCGTTATAAAGCTCGACATTGACGCCGTATTTACTTGGCATTTTTTTACCTCACTTTCTAAAATTTATTGATTATTTCTACTTGAAGCTCTTTGTTTAACGTTAGAGCTAAAAAGCTTTTTAGCGTGCTAAGACTGTTTAAAACGCCCTCGTCGCTAAACGTAGAGCCTAAAAGTATGCATCCCTCGGTATGTTTAGGGTAGTTACCCGAATGGATCTCTATGTAACGGTCTTTAGGCACTTTTTCGTTGTAAAGCACCGGCAAAACACGGTTAAATCTCGCCGAATGATGCCAAAACACGTCATAAATGCCCTCAGGTATGCGTCTATCTTTGCCGCGCGCGGTAGTATCTGGTCCTGCAGGCTCTAGCGTGTAACCATTTAAAAAGACTTTATCATTAAAAAGTAGCTCGAATTCGCCGAGCGTGCCGTCTTTGATATTTTTAAACCTCGTGATTTTTAGCTTCATTTTAAATTCCTTTCATAGTCGCTCATTTCATTGCCGTAGTCTTTTGAGGCGATTGCGTCTATCTTTTTATCTGCGGCTTTGTTGATTTTTCGCCTAACCCATTCTGCGCCCATAAAGGCGATAATCCCACCGATAGCTAGCGCAAACTCAACGTCGTGTATAAAAAATTTCACGATCGCAAATGTAGCCCAACAAAGAAACATAGCCGTAAAAGTAGCGGCGGTAAAAGCCCACTTGGTGCGATGTTTTCTAGGTTCTCCGTCTTCATTGAGTAGTCCCAAAATGCCGCCGATCGCGCCAACTAGCAATACCCAGAGCAGATATAGGTATTCTTTACAGAGAGGGCTCATCCTATCGCCGCCCCGAAAATCAAAGCAAGTATGACCGCTAAAGCTACCTCTAGCACTCTTTTTTTGCCGATCCTAAAGCCCATGATTTTTCGAATTACTAGCTCACTCATCGCCTATTTCCTTGCTCTTTTCGTTAGCTTGCGACGCGCAGCCCTTTAAAAGCTCCTCGCAAATTTTATAGTATTGCATCAACTCGCGCGCGGTTTGCATATTTTCATGATCGTATTTTGGCTTATTTGGCATTTTATTTATACAACGTATCGGAACGAATACGTCTTTATACTCCGTTCTGATGATAACCTGCGGATCTTTGCCCGCGCATCCTGCTAGTAATAGCCCGCTAGCAATCAATGCAGCTGTTCGGAAATTCCGAACAGCTCGAACGGCTTTATTTATTCGCCTCATTCATTAGCTCCTCATAGAATTTTAACTTCTCCCCGCAAGCGGCATTTTTTGCAGGCACGGCCAGCTTTTCAAATCTCGCCTTTGCTCTATTTGCCGCCCTTATCGCGTCCTGCTTTTTTACTTCCAACTGCTCAAATTTCGCGTTTTGTAGATCGATGCGCAGGTTACATTCGTTTAAATTTGATGCCGAAACTTCGATAGCGGCATCTTTTAACGCTAGCTTAGTATTTGCTTCTTTTATCTCGGTTTTTGCGCTCGACAATGCGCCGTTTAATCGCCAAATTTCAAGCCCGGCGCCGCCGAGAGCTATCAGCATGGCGACGCCGACGGATATTAGAAATTTGACATTTAAAAGCCCCATTTTACGCTCCTTTCAGTAGTTCTACCACGATGACTACGACCAAAATAGTCGTCGCGATAACTGCAAATTTCATTGATGCGCTCATTCTTTGACCTTTCTCATCGGGTGAAACGCCCAAACGGTTTTAAGCACTTTTTTATCGCCGTCTTCGATAAATTCGTGCCAATTTTGGGGATTTGCGCCGGCTATATCCATGAGCTTCCACCCCACGTAAATGCGGCAATAAAAGCCGCTTAAAAAGCCTTTATATCTTATCTCGCGGTAGTAGCCAAAACGCTCCCGTCCGTCTTTTAGACGGCACTCTACCTTGCAAAAACCGCTTTTGCGTCCTTTGTTTTGCGTGATAAGCACGTCGCCTTGAGTGACGACGCTAGCAGGCTGGACGTCTAAGACTTTGACGCCCAGATATTTGACGCTAAAATAGCCTATTCTATTGCGCAAAAGCCAGCAAAGGCGCGCGAAATACGTGCGGTTTTTAGGGGGCGGGAAGTGATCCCGTCTCCATCCGCCGTCGCCGTTTATAGCCGCACTTTGTCCGTCGTAAAAATCGTCCGCATCCTCAAACCAGCGAAAGCAGCGCGGCAGATGGTCGTCGCTCTCTTTTACAAAAAGCAGCACGATCGGCACGACGAAAAAAGCAAGTATCTCAAGCGGAAGCTCTATTGCAAAGTTTCTAGCTACCGCTAGCCATTGTTTGGGTGTTGGTTTCATTTTAGCCCCTTTAGCTCTTCGTAAGGGATGGTTGTTTCGTAGAATGTTTTATTATTTATATCTTCAGCCTTATTTAAAAAATCTATCTTTAGCCCGTTTTCTAACTCTTCCGCATAGATAATGTAAACCGGAAGCCTTATCGGCTTTTTACCGTCAATCATATCAAATAAATCAGTGTATATCCCTTTACTAACATCTCGTCGTTTGCGCATTAAATATCTAGTTCCGTCGGCAATATCCGTGATCTCTTGCAGGTCAGCAATAGGTATCAAAGGTATATCTAATTGATCTTTGTTTTTAAAAAGCCTATTTGACTCCAAATCAAAATAATAATTCTCGTTCCCTTTTTTATATGATCCTCCTGGCAGAATTGACCCTACTGCTAATGTTGATCCTCTTTCAAACGCGAATTCATTATAGGGAACTTGAGAAATATCTACTGGAGTAAAATTTACTTGTGAATCTACTTTAAAAGCTTTTACTTTATCACTGTAAAAGTGTAATACAAAGTCCTCTATTACCACACTATACTGATACCCGCCTGGCTCATTTGTTTGCCCGGCATTATCTGTTCCAGCCATAATAAAGTTGCTAACATGGCCTCTTAATAAAGGAAATTTAGGATTTATATATCTAATCCTGTCAAAGCTAGGATTAGAAAAATGTAGTCTTAGCCTTTGCCAGGCATTATTTGCTATATCGTATTTATAAAGTCCTGTATCCAATTTAAAATACGCCTCCGTTTTTGTTCTATACAAAAGCGAGAACTTTGCCGACGAATTTTCCCTAGGGGGTTGCGGCATTTTAATAAAAGAGCTCATATAAGGAACTATATTATTAAATACGAATTTGTCCGGGCTAATATCGCTGGTTTCTTTTTTATATATCATACGCCTATTGCCAAAGCATATTAAATTTGTAGTCAGCGGATAAATGGTTATATCGCCTTGACAAAACATCTTTTGCGTCCATTTTTCATTTATCGGATCTTTGATAAATTTATTTAGAAATTCTCCCTCCTCGGCGCTTTTTTGATTTTTGTATTTTTCAAAATCCTCTATTTTTAGATAAACCTCATCGTGATTGTGTGTCTTTGGCGCATAAAGCTCGTTTGCCTTAGTCTCCACCAAAGCGGCCTCAAATTTAGTATCGACATATCGACGGGAAGCAAATTTAGAGCTCTCCTCGACGGTCAAATTTATAACGCCGGTATCGCTTAAGGCGATATAAAAGTTTATCGTTAGGTCTTTCGCCGCACCCTCGCTTAAACGCGGCTTGATCGTCTCAGGCACGTTTGCGACGGCAAAAAGCTTATCGTCTGCGCCGTAAATGCCTACCTGCCTGATAACAAATCCGCCCACGCTAGCCTCAAGTATACCCTGGACTATTACGATATTGGCATCATCCTCTTTGACTCTAATATCGCTAATGCTAAATTTTTGCGCCTCCTCGGGCAATGTCTCCCACTCGTCGCTTATGACGTTTTTGCTTTGACCTACGCCCATTTTCGTGAGGCTGATTTGCTCTCTATCGGCGATAGCCTTTGAGATCGCCGCTTTGCCTAGTTTCGTAATTATTGTTGCGTATGACAATTTTTCTCCTTTGTCTAAATTTTGATTATCTCATCTATCGTTACCGCGCCGCCGCTAAATCTTGCGGCGGTTGATTGTGTGCTTAGGCTCTTGCTTTGCATCGGCGGCAAATTTACGTCCTCGATAAATTCGCAAATTACAGCGCCGAAACGCTCTAAATTTAAGCTAATATCTCTAACTTTATAGGGATAAACGCTAACTTGCTCGCTTTGAGCATAAGCCGCGCTCGTATTAACCGGCGCGCTTGACGCCATTCCCGGCGATTGGATCGGGGAAATCTCCATTTTTTCCGTATCTCCCGCCTTTGCCCCAAGATAAACTTCGC